CAACTTTAGAATCATGGATAACTTGGTGAGAACCAAATATTTCCATGGTGCTGGTGGTGAAGCTCCGGTTACAAAAGGCGTTATCCAAACTGCCAGACAGGCAGCCGCTTTAAGAGGTATTGACATCGTGTTCAATGGTCATAATCATAACGCATATCATGTTCCTATAGCTCAGGAAACAGTTAACGAAGATGGTAAACATAGTTTCATGTTACAACATCACGTTCGCACTCCTGGGTATAACATGGCTTTTGGTGATGGCACTACGGGATGGGAAGCAAGTCGTGGCGGTGTACCAAAACCGATTGGCGGATATTTCGTCGATCTAAATGGCGGACCGAAGGATATAGTAATCACATCACGTTTAACCACCCCGGAACCAATTAGGATTGAGCACGACATTTACGAAGGCCCTGTATATCCGCAGGAATAAACACACACTGAAAGGAGTTTCAAATGGTTAACAAGAATGTAGGACCTTTAACAATCGAGAATGCGAGAATTATCTTTCGCAATTTCGAAGGTAGAACAAGTAAGTATAATCCTGGTGGGGTTCGTGGTTTCTCTGTAGTATTGGAGGATCAGGATCTCATCGACAAGCTTGTTCGTGATGGCTGGAATGTTAAGCAGCGCCCTCCTCGTGAAGAAGGTGACGAACCGCTTTATCATTTACCAGTAACTGTTAGCTATCTTTATCGTCCACCAATCATCACTATGATTTCTGCCGTTTCCGGTACAAGAGTCATGTTGGATGAAGAAGACGTTAAGATGGTTGATTGGATCGAAATTAAGAATGCCGATCTGATCATTAACCCGAGCTTTTGGGATGTCCAAGGCAAACAGGGAATCAAGGCTTACTTGAAGAAGCTGTATGTTATTCGCGAAGAAGACGAACTGGATCTAAAGTATGCCGATACGGATGCCGACTTCTATGACGAAGACGAGCCCGACGACGAATCCCTTTAGGCTTAGGCCACATCAAATAGAAGTTCTCGACAAACTCCAGACTGGCTCTATCCTTATGGGTGAGGTCGGTTCTGGTAAAACCATAGCCAGTTTGGGCTATTTTTATATTAAAGAATGTGGTGGATCGTTAGCGGCCGATGCCGTTCCTCCAATATCGAAAGATCTATACGTGATTACTACCGCACGTAAACGTGATTCTCTTGACTGGGAACGTGAAGCCACATTCTTTGGTATATCCACTGATCGAGAAGCCAGTGTTGGTGGAATGCAGTTAACCGTTGATTCTTGGAACAATATCAAGAAGTACGAAAAGGTTAAAGATGCATTCTTTATATTTGATGAACAGAAAGTCGTCGGTTCTGGTGCATGGGCAAAAACCTTTGTGAAGATTGCCCGGAAAAATCATTGGATTTTATTATCAGCTACGCCTGGGGATACCTGGATGGATTATATAGCTGTGTTTGTTGCTAATGGGTTCTATAAAAATCGAACCGCGTTCATTAGAGAACACGTAGTGTATAATTCACATGCAAACTTTCCTAAAGTGGAACGGTATTTAGCAACAGATAAACTTAAGCGTCTACGTAATAAAATCTTAGTTAAGATGAATTTCGAAAGAAAGACGATTCGTCACAACATTGATATTCTTGTACCATACGACGAGGAATTGATGATAAAAGTAACAAGGGATCGCTGGCATGTCTATAACGAAGAACCGATAGTTAATGCTGGTGAAGCGTGTTATGTTATGCGTCGAGTTGCTAACAGCCATCCCGCCAGATTGGAAGCTGTAAAAGAGTTAGCTTTAAAGCATAATAAGCTAATTGTGTTTTATAATTTCAATTATGAGCTGGAGGCATTACGGACACTTGAAAGTTTTGATGAGTTTGAGGTAGCCGAATACAATGGTCATTTACATCAGGATATTCCACAGTCCTCAAAGTGGATTTATCTAGTACAATATCTATCGGGTGCAGAAGCTTGGAATTGTACAGAAACAAACGCTATAGTATTTTACTCCTTAAACTATTCGTATAAGCTAACAACACAGGCAGCAGGAAGAATAGATCGCATGACAACGCCCTTTAGGAACTTGTATTACTACTTTATCAAGTCAGATTCACAGATAGATAAAGGTATAGTATCAGCACTAAAAAACAAGACAAATTTCAACGAACGCAAGTTCTTAAGAGACAATTCCTATATTTTTACATCGCGCGAAAAACATATGCTATAATAGAGAGAGAGCATTTTTCGATGTTCTCTCCCTATTTTTTTGCTTGAAAGGATCAGTGATGGCAGAAAAAGAGAGCATCTTTGAGCGAAAGCTTGTTGAAAAACTTGAGGCGATGTATCCAGGAGCTTACGTAATAAAGAACAACCCGAATTACAGACAAGGATTTCCTGATCGTATATTTTTGTATGATAATTTTTGGGCAGCCTTTGATACTAAACGTGAAGCCTCCGCATCTCATCAACCGAACCAAGCGTATTATATTAAGCGCTTAAACCAAATGTCTCTGGCTATGTTTGTTTATCCAGAGAACGAGCAGGAGTTTCTAGATGCAATACAACGATCACAGCAACTTGCGCGGCGCTCACGCATTTCTGGGCGCTAGTAAATATCACTGGACCAATTATACTGTTGAAAAATTAGAAAAAGCTTATGTTAATTTTAGAGCAGCACAAATTGGTACAGAACTACACGACATGGCAGAGCGTCTTATATCTATGGGTATAAAGTTGCCCAATGTTAATAGTGCGCTCAACATGTTTGTTAATGATGCCATAATGCTTGGTATGACACCAGAGTTAGTCTTATATTATTCTGATAATGCGTTTGGTACTGCTGATGCCGTTCTGTTTAAAGATGGAAAGCTAACAATTCACGATCTTAAAACTGGTGTGACAAAAGCATCTTTTAGACAGTTGGAGGTTTACACAGCATTGTTTTGTTTGGAGTATGGTTATGAGCCTCACGACTTACAAATAATGCTTAGAATCTATCAAGGCGAAGAAGTATTTGAACACGTTCCAGATCCTGGTGACATAGAGGACATTATGACGAAACTTATCGAATATGATAAGCTTATAGAAAAGTTCAACAAGGAGATGGAGTGATATGGCAGACAAAGTAATAAAACACTACGGCACTAAACGGCACTCCGGTAGATATCCTTGGGGTTCCGGTGGCAATAGTCAACAGCGTGGATCTAAAGATTTTTTAGGCATCGTCGACGACCTAAAAGCTCAAGGTTTATCTGAAAAAGATATTGCTACGGCGCTTGGTATGAAGACTACCGAATTTCGTCAAAGGCGCTCAATCGAAAAAGATAGACAGCGCGCCGAAAAGCAATCACAGGCTCAACAGCTATATGACAAAGGAATGTCTAAGTCTGCTATAGGTAGACGAATGGGTATTAATGAGTCATCGGTTCGAGAGTTGTTGAAAGCTACAGACGAAAACCGAGCCAACATAACAATGGCAACAGCAAACATGTTAAAAGAGACAATTGCTAAAAAGGGTCCAGTTGATGTTGGTGGTGGTACAGAATCACACTTAGGCATATCAAGAACAAAGATGTTAACTGCGCTAAGAGCTTTAAAAGATGAAGGGTATAACATATATTATGTTAAAACCCAACAACTAGGAACTGGTAAATTTACGAGTGTTCAAGTTCTTGCTCCTCCCGGTATGGAATATAAAGAGCTCTATGCCAATCGAGGAAATATAGCATCTATAACTGATTTCTCTAGAGATGGTGGACGAACGTATGAAGGATTACGTCCAGTTCAAAGTCTTAAAGGTAATCGAGTTGATATCAGATATGCCGAAGATGGTGGTGCTGATAAAGATGGTGTTTTGGAGATTCGACGCGGTGTAAGTGATTTGGATTTAGGAAATTCCAAATATGCACAGGTTCGTGTTGGTGTTGATGGTACTCATTACATGAAGGGTATGGCTATCTATTCGGATAACCTACCAGATGGTGTTGATGTTATTTATAACACTAGCAAGAAGCGAGCAGATACTCCTCGAGAAGAAGTCTTTAAGAAAATGGACTTTAAAGCTGAAGATGGTACTCTGGATCCAAACAATCCCTTTGGAACAACTATTCGTAGACAAGATGGGGCTTTAAATATAGTTTATGAAGAAGGTGATTGGAGTGATTGGTCCAGGACAATCTCGTCTCAAGTTCTTTCCAAACAGCGTCCTTCATTAGCAATGAAACAATTGGATCTCGCCGAAAAAATCAGAAACGATGAATTTGATGAGATTATTTCTCTCGAAAATCCAGTCATCAAACAACATCTTTTAAATAAGTTTGCTGATGGAGCTGATGCCGCAGCTGTTGATTTAAAGGCTGCTGCGTTACCAAGACAAGCATCTCATGTTATTCTACCAATAACGGAAATGAGTGAACGAGAAGTTTATGCTCCAATGTATAATGATGGTGAAAGAGTTGTTTTAGTTCGTCACCCACATGGTGGTATTTTCGAGATACCAAACGTTGTTGTAAATAACAGAAACCCAGCAGCGAAAGAAATTTTAGGAAACGCCAAGGATGCTATTGGTATTCATCCAAACGTAGCAGCTAAGCTTTCGGGTGCTGACTTTGATGGGGATACGGTTATAGTCATACCAAACAATAAAGGTGAGATTAAAACTGCACCATCTTTAGCAGCGCTTAAAAACTTTGACCCAAGAGAAGCATATCCAAAGTATGATGGTATGAAACTTATGGATGGCCCAACTAAGCAGATGGAGATGGGCAAAGTTTCTAACCTAATTACTGATATGACCATTAAGGGCGCAAGTCCAAATGAAATAGCAAGAGCTGTAAAGCATTCTATGGTTGTTATTGATGCCGAAAAGCATAAGTTAAACTACAAACAATCCGAACTAGATAATGGTATAGCTGAACTAAAAGAGAAGTATCAAGGTGGCCCAACAGCTGGTGCATCGACTGTAATCTCTAGAGCCTCTTCACAAATACGTATTCCTGAAAGAAAAGAAGGTATTGAGGTTCCTGTTCCAGGTAAACCAGGAAAAACTAAAAGGATTTATGTTGATCCTGAGACTGGCGAGAAGCTATACACGGAGACTGGTAGAGAGTATGTTACTAAGAAGGGTGTTGTTAAGAAGGCACAAACACTATCCACTAAGATGGCTGAAGCTAAGAGTGCGTTCGAACTATCTTCTGGTACACAGATGGAAACTATCTATGCTGAACACGCCGATAGATTAAAGGCCTTAGCTAATCGTGCTAGAAAGGAAGCCTTAAAACAGCCAGGTTTGAAGTATGATCCTGATGCTAAGAAAGCTTTCGCAAAAGAGGTAGAGTCCCTTAATGCAAAATTAGCCCTAGCCGAAAAGAATCGGCCTCGAGAAAGACAGGCCCAGATAGCAGCCAATGCAACATACCGTGCTAAATTAAAGGCCAATCCAAACCTAGATCCTGATCAAAAGAAACGTGTACGGGAACAATCTCTAACAGAAGCCCGTCTCAAATTTAATGCCAAGAAACCAGAGATAGTGATCTCGGATCGTGAATGGACAGCTATTCAGATGGGGGCTATTAGTACTGCTGCTTTGAAGAGGATCATCAATAATACAGAAGACTCCCACCTCAAACAAAAAGCAATGCCCCGTACTGCGTATAAGATGACCGATGCCAAGGTAGCAAGAGCTAAAGCTATGGCCGCATCAGGATACACACCAGCAGAAATAGCATCACAGTTGGGTGTATCAGCTACAACTATTCGTGACACATTAGGCTAATAGTGAAAGGAGGTCAACGAGTCATGAGTGATTTGCTAGAATCAAGCGAACAACAGTTGTTAACGACAGTTGACAATCCTTATAATCCATTCACTGAGTTTGACAAATGGTTGATCTTTGATACTCAGAAAGGTTATAACACTTGTGGACTATTGGAACGATTCGTTGTCGCGTCACCAGAATTAAGTGATGTTGATGAACAGCTTGCAATCAAACGAGCAATGAATCGAGTGATTGAATTAAATGTTTATGGTGTTCATCGCATCGTAACAAGATCTTTCTTTGATAAGAAAGAGTAACTGTAAAGAGTGAATCCGTGCATGGGGGAGGGGTCCTCGCAAAAGTACCCCCCCTCCTGCAT